CCAGAGTGGCGACAACATAACGTTCAAGCAATCCCTAGTCAACGCAACAGCTGATCCGAACGCTCGTTTTCCTGATGAACGATGGTTCATCGACCGCAAAGCAAGTGAAACGCGAGACGCGATCACATTTGAGCTAGCAAGCAAGTTCGATTTAGCTGGTCAAAAGATTCCACGCCGTCAGATTATTGCCAACATCTGCCAGTGGCAGTACAAGAAAGATGGGTGCAACTACAAGCCAGGGGACGAAGCTGGCAAGACAATAGATGGGGTAACTTACCATCATTTCAATGCAAATGACGAACCTCTAATAGGTGATGCAATAAGCCAAGATGTTTGCGGTAAAAGAGTCTCTAGCTGTGAATGCCGTTTTGGTAAAAAAGTTGGATTACCCTTTGGATCGTTCCCTGCAGCGGGCCTAAGCAAGTGATGCAGTTAGCGGACGGGTTGCGAGACGAAATTTTGCAGCACGCAAAAGCAGAAGATCCCCGCGAGTGTTGCGGCTTGATCGCTGTTGTCAAAGGCAGGCAACGCTACTTTCCGTGTCAAAACATTGCTGAAACGCCTGACGAGCACTTTGTTCTCAGCGGTTGGGACGCCGTAGAAGATCAGGGAGAAATCGTTGCCGTAGTCCACAGCCATCCCAAAACCATTTCCGCACCATCACCGGCTGATCGGGTGGCGTGTGAAAAGTCAGAGTTGCCTTGGTTTATCGTCAACCCAAAAACTGAAAACTGGGGTTACTGCGAACCGGAAGGGTTTGAGCTTCCGTATGTGGGACGGCAGTTTGTCCATGGCGTTGTGGACTGCTACACCCTTGTGCGCGACTGGTATGCAAGAGAGTACGGGATAAAGCTGCGAGATTATGACCGAAGAGACCAGTGGTGGGATCACGGCGAAAATCTATACGCAGAAAACTTTCACCGGGAAGGATTTCGCAAGATCCCAGTTGAGGAGGTGCAGCCCGGTGATTTGATTTTGATGAATCTGGTTTCACCTGTTCCAAATCATGCTGCGATTTACATTGGCGACCAGCAGGTGTTGCATCATGTTCAGGGCAGGTTGTCTAGCAGAGATCTGTACGGCAGTTACTATGGGAAGAGCACTGCCTATGCCTTGAGGCATGAAAGTCGTTAAGGTTTACGGGGCTTTACGAAAACGGCTTGGTCAATGCCGGTTTGAGTTTGATGTGACGACACCAGCGCAAGCGATCAAAGCGTTGTGCGTAAACTTTCCTGGTTTGGAGAAGTGGCTGATTGATAGTGAAAAAGACGGTGTTGGCTATCGCGTTGCTATTCGCAAGGAGAAGGTAAGTGAGGATGACTTGACTCCTCTGTTGCTGCCATTTAGCGACCGCGAGGTTTTCAGCATTACGCCTGTGGTTGCTGGTGCGGGCCGTGGAGCAGGGTCAATTTTAGCTGGTGCTTTATTGATTACTGCAGCTGTATTGATTGCCCCAGGAGCAGCCACTGGCGCAGGCTTTTTAGGGCTGGGTGCGGCAGAAGGATTGGCGGCAACAACAGCTGCTGCCAAGTTTGCAGCTATCGCAAGTTCAGCAGCTGGTACTCTTGGTATTGGTTTGGCGTTGAACGGCGTCGCACAAGCGATTTCGCCGCAGCCAGGCCTTAACGATCTTGATGAATCAGTACAGCTAGAGTCGTTCAGTTTTTCAAACGTCGTCAACACAAGTCGACAGGGCCTGCCCGTTCCAATCGCATATGGGCGTGTGGTTGTTGGATCGGCAGTTATCTCCAGTAATCTTGACGTGGCTCAGGAGTAGGCATGACTGAAAGTAAGTACATCAAAGGCTCTGGCGGCGGTGGTGGCGGTAAGAGCGGTGGCGGCGCTGGTGCTGCATTTGTGGCTGATGACACCCTCTCATCAATACAATTTGCTCGAATTGTTGATTTAATCAGCGAAGGAGAAATAGAAGGTATTGAAACCGATGGCAGTGAAGATGGGTTTAAACAAAATGTTTACCTTGACGGAACCCCTCTGCAAAACAGCGATGGTACGGATAATTTTCAAAACACGCAAGTTGAGTTTAAAGTAGGCACTGAAAGACAAGGTGCAATAGGAGGATTTGCTGGCGCACAGCAAGAATTTACTGTTGGTGCAGAAGTCACTAAAGATAATCCTGTTACCAGAAGCATAACGGATACTAACGTTGATGCTGTTCGAGTTACCTTGAGCATTCCAGCACTTTTTAGGGTACAAAAAGATGGAGATGTTTTAGGTACTCGTGTAGAAATAGCCATCTTAGTGCAGTATAGAAACGCTACCACAAATGAGGAAACTGATTTTTCTAACGTTGTTATAGAAGGTGAGTCAACTATAAAAATTAAGGGGAAAACAGACAGTCCTTACCAGCGTGATTTTAGAGTTCCTCTTAACAGGCCCGATCCAACAGACTTGGTAGACATTAGGCTTAAGCGAATATCTGACGATGACGATACTATTCTGAATGACTCAGACAACCTTACCCAACACGCCAGCAGAACGGTTTTTCAGTCTTATACAGAAATTGTAGAAAATAAATTTAGGTATCCTAATTCAGCAGTCGTCGGTTTGCGGCTTGACGCAAGCCAGTTTAGTAGCATTCCGTCCCGGAAATATCTTATTCGCGGCATCAAGGTTAAAATTCCAAGCATTATTGTAAATGGAGAAGAAACTGTAACAGTTGATGCACAAGGCAACAATGTTGGAGGATTGAAATACGAACCGAACGCCATTTGGAGCGGAACATTTCAGCCCGCTATTTGGACAAACGACCCTGCGTGGATTCTCTATGACCTGCTTATTAACGACCGCTATGGAGCAGGTATTCCAGAGTCAACACTAGACAAATATGATTTCTTTGCAATCAGCAAGTACTGCAATGAGATGGTGCCTGATGGCAAAGGCGGCAAAGAGCGTCGATTTAGCTGCAACATTTTAATTAACAGCAGAGACGAGGTTTACAACGTTATTCAGCAGATGACGGCTATCTTCCGTGGCATCGCGTATTACGGTGTTGGAACGCTACAGCTGTTGCAGGACAAGCCAACAGATGCACAGTATCTGCTTGGCCCTAGCAACGTTGTTGATGGAATTTTTGAGTATCAAGGAACATCACAAAAAGCACGTCATACCGTAGCTTGCGTGGCTTGGCAGTCTTACGACACTCTTGGCGATATTGAGTATGAATATGTTGAAGACGCCGACGCGATCGCTAAATATGGCATCATTAAAAAAGACATTAAGGCGATTGGTTGTTACAGCCAAGGTCAGGCGCACCGTATTGGTCTGTGGACGCTTAAGTCAGAGCAAGCACTGACCGAAACCTGCAGCTTCAGCGTTGCAATCGAGAGTGGAATTGTTTTGCGCCCTGGAATGGTTGTTGATATTGCTGATCCAGTCAAGGCTGGTGTACGTCGATCAGGCCGAATCAAGTCTGCGACAACAACTCAAGTCATAACCGATAGCAGCGTAAACTTGTCTGCTGATTTAGCGACGAACAATCCAAAGCTATCAGTGATATTGCCTACTGGACTTGTAGAGCCGACAATAGATGAGCCTAATGTTGTATCGATCAACATTAACTCAAGCAATAATACCGCCGAAATAAATATCGATCCTGCAACTCCATTCAGCGAAGCACCTGCCGCTGGTTCTGTTTTCCTGTTCCAGAATGACAATGTGCAGTCGCAGCAGTTCCGTGTGGTGTCTGTTGCTGAAGCAGGTGATGGCATTTATGGCGTCAGTGCCGTTGCTTACAACGCAAGCATTTACGCTGCAGTTGACATAGGCGAGGATTTAGAGCCACGAGATATTACGCTTTTGGATGAAGCGCCCAATCCGCCAGGCGATATTACGGGTAGAGAGTATTTGTACCAAGAGGGTCAAACAGTTCACACAGGGTTTGATTTAAGTTGGCAGCATGACGGCATCAACTTAAACGAGTTCCGCGTCAAATACAGAATTGACGATGATGATTTTACTGAGGTAACAACTCAAAATCGTTCTATATCTCTTCGTGCGCTTAGGGCTGGTGAGCTTGATGTCAGAATCAAAGCTGTCAGCTTCATTCGCAAAGCAAGTAAACCAGCAAAAGGCATATTTGAGTTAGACGGCAAAACAGCTGTGCCAGGCAATGTTCAAAACTTGTCGTTTGAACCAATAAGCTCAAACAGTGCTCGGCTGCGTTGGGACGAGACCGTGGATCTTGACGTTAAGGTCAACGGAAAAGTCAAGATCAAACACAGCAGTCTTACTGATGGAACGGCTACATGGCCTAACTCTGTCAAGTTAGTTGACGCGGTTTCCGGCAGTTCTACTGAAGCAATTGTACCGCTAGTGGAAGGAGAGATTTTGGTCAAATTTGAAGACGAATTAAAAAATAAAAGCGCTATAGCGACCCGCATCTTTATCGATGAACCAGACCCTTTGGGGCGGCTACTTGTTAAAGAACAACGAGAAGACACCGGATCGTCACCATTTTCAGGGACAAAGACAGGGTGCGTTGTAAACTCAGACGGTCATTTAACAATTCTTGGCTCAATTTTAATTGATGACGCATCTATAACAAGCTTTGATGCTATTGCCTCACTTGACGGCCTTGGTGCAGTTTTACCGGAAGCAGAATACGAATTTTCCGACACGTTAGATTTAGGCGGTATATTTTCACTGGATCTTGCGAGGCGATTTGTAACTAGAGCCTTTTTCCCAGACGCAAACATCGATACACGCGCTGAAAAAATTAAAAAATGGCCTGATTTTGATGGCGATGGTGTTGACAGTGTTGACGCCCAGCTTTACATGAGAAAAACTAATGACGACCCATCATCTAGTAATCCTACATACACGCCTTGGCGCAAGTTTGTCTCTGGAACGTTTAAAGGTCGCGGATTTCAATTTAAGGCGGAGCTGACCAGTGAAGACGTAGCTCAAAACATTAAAATTATTGAGTTAGGCTACAAAGCAACGTTCCAGCGGCGGCAAGAAAACAGCGATGGTGTAATTGCTTCAGGCACCAGCACCAAAGCAATAACGTTCAACAAGCCGTTTTTTGTTGGAACGTCAAGCCTTGGTAGCGCGAACGCTTATCTGCCTAGCATTGGGGTTACGGTGCAAAACCTTGGAAACGGAGAGCGGGTCAACGTCAGCAACGTCACTAGCACAGGGTTCAACGTTGATGTGCTGAATTCAAGTGGCAGCAACGTTGACCGTAATTTCAGCTACACAGCTGTGGGATATGGCAGACAGGTATAAAATAAAAGCACTGCTGTCCGCAACCGGCTAAGTCATGGCCACACACGATTACAACATCGCTAACGACACGGGCGCGAATGTGCGTACGGATATCAATGAAGTTTTAGAAGCTATCCGCAGCAACAACAGCAACGGCGGTGCCCCGCCAAATAATTTTGCGTTCCAGTATCACGTTGACACCACGCCTGGCTCCGGTCAAGCGATCATGAAAGTAAGGGACGACGTTGGTGGCGCAACAGGCAGTGCATATATCAATTTATTTGAAGTAAAAGCAGAGGGGCAAACGTTCATTGGTGATGGCACCATTACTAAGCCTGGACTTGCTTTTAGGTCGGACATAAATTCCGGTTTAAGAAGAAGCACTGATGGCGCTGTTTCCATCGTTACAGCTTCTACTCGAAGGCTAACTGTTCTTTCAGACGGAAAAGTCGGCATTGCGCAAAGTACACCGACTGAAGCTTTGCACGTTACTGGCAATATAAAGGCTACTGAATTTATCTTTATAGGAACAACTGGCGCCCCCGATGATGTTACTGACAACACTGCCAATCCTGAAAAAGTACGAATTAAAAATAATCAAATAAGTGCTAATGGCAACAATAACGCTTGCTTGCTGCTTAATCGAACAAGCACTGATGGCGCTGTTGCTAAATTTTTTAGAAGCGGCGGCTCAAACAACAGCAATAATCCCAGCGGCAGCATTAGTGTTGCCAATTCAACTACACAGTTTATTGAAACTTCTGATTACCGCCTTAAGGAAAACATTGTTGATATGACTGACGGAATTACTCGCGTTAAGCAGCTTCAACCGAAGCGTTTTAACTTTATCGTTGACGCTGGAATTACTGTTGACGGCTTCATTGCGCACGAGGCCCAAGCTGTCGTGCCAGAGGCTGTCACTGGAACGCATAACGAGGTTGACGAAAACGGCGATCCGGTCATGCAAGGGATTGATAAATCCAAGCTTGTGCCGCTGCTGACCGCTGCATTGCAGGAAGCTATTGCCAAAATTGAAACGCTAGAAACCAAGGTTGCCGCACTTGAGGCTGGCAACTGATGGGCACTTGACGCTTGGAGCGGTAGACTGTAGGCACGCAGTCTTTGGTTCACCGTTTTGGCCAACGTCAAAATCACTCAGCTGGCGGCAGACACTAACCCTGCAAGCACTGACGTTCTGCCGTTTGTCGATGTCAGCTCTGACGAGACGAAGAAGGTAACGATTGCGGATTTGCTTGAGAATGCAGGTGATGGCAGTGCTGGTGCTCCCGCATTTGCATTTGACAACGATGCTGACACCGGAATGTATAGCGCTGGGGCCAATGCCCTGGGCTTTACAACAGGTGGAACGGGCAGGCTTTTTATTAATAGCAATGGCCACGCTGGCATCGGGACGTCAAGTCCTGATCGCTTAGTTCACATTTTCAAAGGTGAGGCTGGTACTGCTATTTCGGACAGCAATACAGCCTTGATGATTGAAAATAGCACGCACGCCATCATTCAGATGGCTTCTCCGAATAATTTCAGCAACCGAATTCTTTTTGGCGATCCGCAAGACGCTGATGCCGGTAAATTACTTTATGACCACTCAAATAATAGTTTACAGTTTTATGTAAACGCATCAGAGCGGGTGCGAATTGACAGCTCGGGCAACGTTGGTATTGGAACCGCATCACCTAGTAGTGATTTAGATGTTTTTAACACCGGCTTTGTGAACCTGAAGGTTCGTTCTTCAGGAACAAACACTGCAGCTCTAAATTTAACAAACAGCACTAGAAACTATTCAATAAATTCAAGCGGTGGTGCGTTTACTATTTTCGACGCTACTGCAAGTAGCGAGAGATTACGCCTAGACTCCTCAGGCAGGCTGTTGATTGGGACAAGCACATCTCCTACTGGTGGTGACGCTCAAGCGCAAGCCGCACCCTTGTTAGTTCAAGGCAGAATCGGCCTCGACACTGATAGCGGTCGTATTAACTTGCAGCGTGGATCTGCTGCGGTACTTAATTCAAGTATTGGCTCGATTAGTTTTACAGACGTTTCAAACAACGCTTACGCAAGGATTTCGGTAGAAGCTGATGCAGACACTGGAACTGATGATTATCCGGGGCGAATCAAGTTCCAAACGACTGCAAATGGAGAATCAAGTCCAACTACTGCGTTAACAATCAATAGGAATGGAATGCTTGGGATTAACGAACTAAATCCCGGTCATTACATTGATATGAACATCGGTAGTAATGATATCGGCATGAAAATGACCAGTACAGACGCTGGATCTTACATACAGTTTAAGGATAACGGCACTTCAGGTGAAACAAAAATAGGCGCTGAAGGAAATAATTTTGTATTTGATGTCAATGGCAGTGAAAGAGTTAAACTCGACAGCTCGGGCAGGCTGTTGGTTGGCACCTCTACTGCTCTCACTACTCCAACAGATTCGCGTGTTCAAGTATCTGGCAATGATTTTGCCACTAGCTCTATTAGACAAACTCGCTATCAAACAGGCGAAGCTGGTGCATCCTTAATTCTTAGCCACGCAAGAGGAACAGAGGGTTCTCCGACTATTCTTGCCAATGGTGATGAGTTAGGAAAAATCCGCTGGAATGCATACGACGGCACAGATTTTATGCCCGTAAGTGCAGAAATTAAATCACAGATTGACGGAACGATTCAGGAGAATCAATCACCAGGCAGACTTGTGTTCTCCACCACCGCTTCAGGTGCGTCACTTGCGACGGAGCGGATGAGAATTACTAGCGACGGCACCGTTCGCTTGTCGAATTCCCCTGGCATTGATTTCAGCGGCATTCAAACAAATGCTTCTGGCATGAGCAGTGAAATTCTGGATTCTTACGAGGAAGGAACGTTCACGCCTGTGTTGTTATTTGGTTCTAATACCACCGGAATCACTTACAATGCAAGAGCAGGATTTTACGTAAAAGTGGGCAAGGTGGTACATGCATGGGTTTACATAAACTTGAGCAGCAAAGGCACTGCTACTGGAGCTGCGGCTATATCACAATTTCCTTTTACTTCAGAGGACATAAACGTTAGTGGACTAGGCAACTGGCCTGGCGCTCAACCTAGCAGAAGGCAAAATGAAACATCGTCTAATTTTGCACTGACAATGGTTGACAATTCGATTAACTGTGCGTGCACTAATGGCGCAGGTGTCAGCGTGACTGATGCGACGTTTACCAACGGCACAATTCTTGAATTTGCTCTCTGCTATCGCGCAGCCTAAACGACTGGCCCGCAACGGCTTAAAACTACGAACCTAAACCTGTTTTGTCTGGAGGACAATCCTAATGGCTCTCACAAAGCAAACCGTTGTTGACAAGATTGAAGTGATGGCAAACAACAACATCCAAGTGCGTACTGCCACGCAAATTCTTGAAGACGACGAGGTGATTTCTCAGTCCTATCACCGCCATGTCCTTGAGCAGGGTGATGATTTGACTAATGAGGATGCCAAAGTGGCAGCAGTCGCTAATGCTGCGTGGGCTTAATCTACGTCTAAACTTGTTTCATCACGACACTTCCAATGTCTACCCCAACCACCACGTTTACCTGGACCGTCAACACTCTTGAAAGAACCCTTACAGACGGGATTGTCAGCGTTGTGCACTATTCGGTCAGCGCAAACGACGGCACTTATTCCTCTGGTGGGTATGACGCCATCGGTCTCGATGCACCTGCTGAAGGTGATGACATTATTGCTTACGCAGATCTGACGGTTGACACTTGCATCGGCTGGGTGCAAGACAAGCTTGGTGGTGCAGAAAAGGTTGCAGAAATTCAAGCTGCGCTCCAAGCAAGGATTGATGAGCAGCGCACCCCCACCAAGGGCACTGGAACGCCTTGGTGAGGCTTGCTAAACTGAAAACACAGATTTAGCCTGCTCAGTTGCTGTCATGGCCCTT